AATACTATTTCAACTATCATCAGCAATCTGATTGACATTTTCATCAGTGTCACATCAGAGGTAGGCAAAAGCACAAACGGATTTGAGGCACTAGGAAAGGTGCTAGGCGGAATACTTACACTAGCCATCACACCATTAAAGGCTGCATTCTTTGGTATCAAGTTAGTCATCAAAGAGATTCAGCTAGCCTGGGAACAATCACCATTTGGGAATAAGGATCAGACTGTCATCAAGGAATTGACAGCTAGTATTGATGAGACAAAAGCAAGCCTATCAGAAACAGGCAAAAATGCTGTAGCAGCTGGAAAGGATATATACAACAATTTCAGTGAGGCGGCATCATCAGTGGTAGAGGTAGTCAGTAAGACTGTAGACAAGGCCAGCAAAATGAATGTGGCTGCAATCTATGAGCAGTCAAAAGCTACCATTGCCCTACAGAATCAGGCAAAGATTGCTGCTGCACAGTTAGCAGGTTTGGTTGAAAAATATGATAGACAGGCTGAACAGCTTAGACAGATTAGAGATGATGAGTTCAAAAGCATTGATGAAAGGATAGCAGCAAATGCTGAACTGGGCAAAGTATTAGATCAGCAGGAAAAAGCACAGAAAGCCCTGGCACAGCAAAAGGTGGCAGCAGCTGCTGCTGAATTATCACAGAACAAACAGTCAGTAGAATTACAGGCTGCATTGATAGAGGCACAAAATGAAGTGGCAGCAGTAGAGGCACAGGTGGCAGGTTTAAGATCTGAGCAATTAGTGAATGCAACTGCATTGACAAAGGAAAAGCTAGCCCTGGATCAATCTATTGCAGCTAGTGAAAATAAACTACTGGTAGATCGTAAAAAGGCAAATGCTGAATTGATCAAAGATGAGATCATAAAACTAGAAACACAAAAGCAGATTGCAAAAGAGGAAGCTGATCTAGAACTAGCCAGGCTACAGCAAAACATAGACAATACAAACAAAGGCACACAGGCTAGGGTGGATGCTGAGATTGCCTATGCTGAAAAGAAACAGGAAATAGATCTGTCACTTGAATCATTCGAAAATCAGATAGCAGTTGCAAAATATACTAGAGAAATTGAGGATCTAGACAGATTGCAGACAGCTAGAGGTGTAGAGTATGAAGCTAGACTAGCAGCACTAGATGCAGAGCAGGTACTAGTGCAAGAGGCATTTGACAATAAGCTGATCACTGAAAAGGAATACAATGACAAAGTAAAATCATTGACTGATCAGAGAATAGCATACCAGGATGCAGAATTACAGGCAAAAATACAGTTTGCAAATGCTATAGGCGGTGTATTTGCAGGATTGTCAGGTTTGTTTGAGCAAGGCACTACAGCTGCAAAGGTAGCAGGACTGGCAGAGATTGCAATAGGTACTGGTGTGGGATATATTCAGGGCTTAGACATTGCTCAAAAGTCTGCAAAGGCTACAGGGCCAGGTGCTGCATTTGCATTTCCGATTTTCTATGCTACACAGGTGGCTGCTGTATTAGGTGCTGCTGCTAAGGCAAAGCAGATCCTGACACAGGTAAAAGGTGGAGGCGGTGGAGGTGCTACACCTACAGCACCATCATTGGCAGCTGCACCAGTAGTGCCTGCATCACCAATTCAGAACACAGTGACACAGCTAGATAGTAATACAGTCAATCAGCTAGGATCTGCTACAAACAGAGCCTATGTACTAGAAACAGATGTGACAAACAGCCAGGAAAGGATCACTAGAATAAACAGAGCAGCACGATTAACATAAAAACATTAAAACATGGAAAGAAAATTACCAATTTACAATTTAGAGATTCTGTCTGATGTAGACAGTGACATGGAGGTAGACTATGTGGCACTGGTAGACAGGCCTGCAATAGACAAAAACTTTTTAGCATTCAATCAAAACAATGTACAACTATCATTTGCCATCCAGGATGAGGATGAGCAGATCATCACAGGTGCATTGATGCTGGCTGACAAACCTATCTATAGAAATGATGAGAATGGTGAATACTATGTAGTGTTCACAAAAGACACTATCAAACGAATAGCACAAAAGTTTTTTGCTAAGGGTTACCAATCAAATGTCAATCTAATGCATGACAGTGGTCAGCAGTTACAAGGTTTGACAATGTTTGAATCATGGATCACTGACAGCAAAAGAGGCATCCAGGCTATGAAAGGATTTGAGGATGTACCTGATGGCAGCTGGTTTGGATCATTCAAAGTAGACAATCCTGAGGTATGGAAAATGATCAAAGATGGCAAAGTCAGAGGATTTTCAGTTGAGGGCTTATTCAGTTACAAAAAAGCTGACATGCAAGCAGAACAGGTACAGGATCTATGGTCACAGATCCAGGACATTCTTAGTCAGGTGAAATAATGTAAAGGGGTAGCAATGACAGCTGCCCCTTTTTCTATGTGGTCACTTTGACATACACAAACTATTTATGGACTAAATAAGATATTATATGACACCATTAGAAGCTGTATTAAAGATCAAAGCAATGTTTGAGCAAGCTGGGGCGAATTTCGCTGATCCTATTGTTCCTGCTGTTGATCCTGCTGCACCAGTTGCAGAGCCTGCTGTGATGCCTATTGAGGCAGCAAAAGAGTATGATTTGAAAGCTGGCGGAAAAGTAATGATTGACATGCTAGAAGTTGGCGGTTTAGTTACATTAGTAGATGAAGCTGGAAACACTGCACCTGCACCTGCTGGCGAACATGAGTTAGTAGATGGCACTATCATCATTTTAGATGAGACTGGCAAAATTTTAGAGATCAAATCTGCACAGGTAGAAGCACCTGAGGTAGAGATAGAGATCACTGCACCAGTAGAGCCTACAGAGGCAGAATTGAAAATCAAAGAATTGCAAGCTGCTATTGATGAATTGAAAAAAGATGCTGAAATGAAAAAGGCAATGATGTCTGCATCAGATGCAAAATTCAGCAAAGCCATCAGTGATTTATCAGATGTGATTGTAGGAATGATCAATACATCATCTGCAAATTCTACTGAAAATCCAAAAGATAAATTCAATCAGCATGTAGAAAGCAAGGATGAAAAAATGAAAAGATTTTTAGATTTAGCTAAGAATATAAACAAATAACAATTTTCTAAAACAAACAAAAAACAAATAACATGGCATTTGACGTATCAGCATTAGCTACATACACAAAGGAAAATCAAGACCTTTTAGTAGCATCATCTGTATTAGGTAGCAAGACTGCTAGCTTAATCAAATCACAGGGCAATGTGATGGTAGGTGTGAAATCTAGCGAGAAGATTAACATCATGGACACTGACGCATTCTTTCAGGATGGATCATCTTGCGGATTCAACGCATCAGGTACAACTACATTCACACAAAGAACAGTGACTGTAGGTAAAATTAAAGTGAATGAGGCTTTATGTCCAAAAGACTTAGAAAGAACTTATTTGCAAAAGGCTTTACCAGCAGGATCTAAATATGATTCAGTAGTATTTGCTGAGGAATATTCAACAAGAAAAACTGAAAAAATTGCTAGTCAATTAGAAATCGGTTTATGGCAGGGTGATACTTCATCTGCTGATGGTAATAAAAACAAATTTGATGGTGTTATCAAATTAGCAACTGCTGCTGGCGGTGCTGTAGTAGATGCTAACACTAGCACATACTTCGGTAGTACTGCAACTGCAATCACTGCTGCAAATGTTATTGCTGTATTTGATGCAGTATACAAAGCTATCCCAGCTGAGGTAGTAGCAAAAGATGACACAGCAATTTTCTGTGGTATGGATGTTTTCAGAACTTACACTATTGCATTAAAGAATGCAAACATGTTCAGCTATTCTTATGATGGCAAAGCTGATTCTGAGTTCGTATTGCCAGGTACATCAATCAAAGTGATTGCAGTACAAGGTTTAAATGGTACAAACAAAATCTATGCAATGAGAATTTCTAACTTATTCATTGGTACAGATTTATTGAATGAAGAAGAAAGATTTGAAATTTTCTATGCAAAAGAAGCTGATCAAGTTCGTTTTGTATCTGAGTTCAAAATGGGTGTAAACTTTGCATTCCCTGCGGAAATCGTAAAGTTCACAGTATAATTATACAGGGCAGGGATTGATTTTCCTGCCCTATTTTTAAAAAAAATAAAACATTCAAAATATGTCATGTGCATTAACACAGGGATATACACTAGATTGCAAGGATAGCATTGGCGGCATAAAAGCTGTTTGGTTTATTGCTGCTGGTGATGTTTCAGCAATTACTGAGGCATCAGGGGTAGTGACTGCTATCACTAAAGCATCTGGAAAAGTATTCTATAAATATCAGCTTGTAAAGCAAAGCAGTTCATTGACTGAGAATGTGAACGCAAATGTGCAAAATGGCACAGTGTTCTATGCTCAGGAATTAGCTATTGTATTAAATAAGATGCAGGCAAACACTAGAAATGAAATTCTATTGTTAGCTAAAAACAATTTGTTAGCTGTAGTAGAAGATGCGAACGGCAAATACTGGTTATTAGGAAAGAGTAACGGATTAGACCTTACTGCTGGATCTAGTGCAACTGGTACTGCTCAGGCAGATAGAAACGGCTACACATTGACATTCAGTGCTGGCGAAAAAGAATTAGCACCTGAGGTGACTAGTTCATTGATTGCAGGATTGACAGCGTAGGCTTTCGTGGTTTTCAAATAGTAGGTAGTCGGCCAGTCTCTCAAAAGGAGGCTGGTTTTTTTTGTGGTAAAAGTCAGTGTAGATGCTATTTATCATTGATGATATATTTAAGAAAAGGGCATACAGATGATGTGATAGTAACTTTGAAAGAAAAGCAAACACTATCTGCACCAAATTATCTATTCTATTTCAAACAAAGATCTAGCAATGATGTGGTGAAATTTGTGCTATTGAATGCAGCAGACACATCACAATACAAAGATAGATACAACAAATTCAGCATTAATGGTGTGACACATTTTTCTAATGAGTTAGCAGGTGAGTGGGAATACATGATCTATGAACAGACCAGTACTACCAATCTAGATCCTGCCCTGGCTACTACTTTACTAGAAACAGGCATCATGAGATTGTCAGATACTGATAGTTTCAATTTCACTGAATATTCAACGAATAACACATTTATAGTAAGATAATGACAAACGATTTAGTAATATTGAATTTTGCTGAGGCTAGACAGCCTGAGTACAGAGAAAAAAAGGGCAGCGGATATATTGAGTTTGGTGAGAGAAATGACTATCCTGGCTACCTTTTAAGCCTATACAATAAGAGTGCAAAGCACAATGCTATTGTGAGAGGGAAAGTGAATTACATCATAGGAAATGGATGGGCTACAAAAGAGGCTGATCCAGCTGCTGAGGCTTTCATCAATAAGGTGAACAGCTTTGATGAATCATTGAATGATTTGACTAGAAAAGTAGACATTGACATTGAGGTGTTTGGTGGGGCATACTTAGAGGTGATATGGTCAGAGTTTGGCGGTCAGCTTACTGAGATAGGTCACATTGACTACACAAAGATCAGATCAAACAAAGACAATACATCATTTTGGTACAAACAGGACTGGACAGATAGAAAGGAAAAGGAAATAGTATTACCTGCATTCAATACACAGAACAGACAAGGAAAGCAGATTTTATACATTAAGGAATACAGACCAGGTTTAGAAACTTATGCACTACCTGGCTACATGGGGGCATTGAACTTTATTGAATCAGATATTGAGGTATCTAGACATGTACTAGGAAATGCTCAGACAGGGTTTTCTGCTAGTAAACTGATCACATTGCCAAATGGTGAGCCTACACCTGATGAAAAAAGAAACATTGAAAAAAGGTTTGAAAATAGATTCACTGGATCTGATGGCAAAAAGTTCATTCTATCATTTGTGCAGAATGCAGACAGAAAGCCTATAGTTGAAGATCTAGGGGCATCTGATTTGACAAAAGAGGATTTCAGCAGAGTAGATACAATGATCCAGCAGAACATTTTTGCAGGACATCAGATCACTACACCTGCATTGTTTGGTATCAGTGAGCCTGGCAAATTAGGCACTAGATCAGAGATGAGGGATGGCTATGAGATATTCAAAAACACCTATGTAAATGATAAGCAGCAATTCTTAGAAAGCATTTTCAATATGCTAGCTAGATTGAAAGGTGTGACACAGGAACTGTACATTCAGCCTGTAGAGCCTATCAGTTTTGAGTTTAGTGAAAATATCATTGCACAGGTAGCACCAAAAGAATGGATCTTAGAAAAGATGGGTATTGATGCATCCAAATATTTACCAATGCCTGATGGGACAGTAGCACCACAGGATCAGTCAGTGAATGAGCATTTGAAAGGATTGAAAGGCAGAGAGTGGCAGAACATGCAAAGGATCATAAGAGAATATACAAAGGGAAAGATCACCAGGGATCAGGCTACAGCTATGCTAAAAGGTGGCTATGCTTTGAGTGATGATGAGGTGAACACATGGCTAGGCGAGGATGAACAGACACAGGCTTTCAAATTTAGTGAGGATGATGTGATCAATATCTTTGCACAGTTTGGTGAGGATGAGGACAAATACAGTGTTTTAAAAAAAAAGAATGTTAAGTTCAATTCAGTAGAATCAATGGATGATGATGAGGTGATGTCTATGCAGTTTGCTGATATGGTATTGAGTGATCTAGAAAAAAATGTGATTGACTTAGTGACTAAGGATAAGAGGATCACACCTGAGGTTTTGGCTGAGGTGACATCTACTGAATTGGCAATCATCATCAATGTGATGGAAAGACTTGACAAGGCAGGCATTTTAAAACAAAAGGTAGTAGGTGGAGTGATTGAAAGACAGCCAGTGAAACCATTGAGTAAATTGACACCAGGTGAGCCTGCACAGACTACAAATTTCAAAGTAGTTTACAAATATGACTGGGATTTTGAAAAACTTGCTAGAGTTGGTGCAGTGGCAGATTCTAGTACATCTAGATCATTTTGTAAAAGATTGATGGCATTGAAAAAAGTCTATAGCAGATCAGACATTCAGGCTATCACAGCTAGACTAGGCTACAGTGTTTTTGATCGTAGAGGTGGATGGTGGACAATGCCTACAGGTGATCACAGCCCTAGCTGTAGACATACATGGGTGAGCAATATAGTAATTAAAAAATAATAACAATGAGCAGAAATATACTTTTTATTTCAGTAGATACAATAAAGGAAAGAACAGGCCTGCATGCAAATGTGGATGAAAAATTGATACTGCCTGAGATCCTGACAGCACAGGACATGTACATATTGCCTGCACTGGGAACTGGACTTTATGAAAGATTGCAGGATGGTGTGGCAGCAAATGATTTGACATCAAATGAATCTGATCTCATTGATAGATACATCACAAACTGCCTGGTATACTATGTCATGAGTGAGTTGCCTATGGGCTTATCATATCAGTTCTACAATAAAGGTGTAGTAAGAAAGAGCAGTGAAAATACTGATCTGCCATCTGCACAGGACATGATTGATGTGGCAGATAGATACAGATCTAGGGCTGAGTTCTACAAACAAAGACTAGTAAAATATTTAAAGCAGGCATCTACTAGTGTGATGTTTCCTTTGTATAACAATCCAGGAAACGGTGTAGATACGATCATACCTGACAATCAATCATACACTACTAGCATTTGGCTGGGTGATGATTGCTGTGAAAAGAACATGACATTTGAGGAAAAATATCAAGGGAACATAAACAGATGCTGTGATGGCGAATAAAACATATAGTAGAAAAAATCAGGATAAGTTGAAAATTTATCTAGAAAAACAAACAAAAAATGGCAGCAAAAACATTGACACTAAACCAAATAGTAAAACAGGTAAAAGCAATAGCAGAGGCACATCAGCAAATTAATACTGTTTATTTTGGTGACTTTGATGAGTTTCTAGGTGAGAGTGCTGACAATATCTATCCAGCAATGTACTTTGATGTAGTGCCTAGCAATATATCTACTAGAACATTGACATTGAATTTCACTTTGTATTTCTTTGATCGTATGCTACCTGAAAAGGTGAATGAGACTGAGGGACTGAGTGATATGCTATCTGTAGCACAGGACATCATTGCACAGCTTATGTTCAATGAATTTGAATTTGAAATGAGTACTAGTGTGAATTTGACACCTATCACAGAGGACACACCTGACAATTTAGTAGCATGGAAAGCTGACATCAGCCTGAATTTACCATTTACATCTGATAGATGTCAAGTACCAACAAACTACCAATATCCTGAATAAACCTATTTATAAACATGGCAAATAAGAAAATAAACGAACTAGACAGTAGGTCATCATTGAGCCTATCAGATTTGATGGCGGTGGGTGATCCTAGTACTGGCTATTTATATAAGACTACCATCAGTGATTTAAAAACACTGACAGGTGCAGGGGTGATTTCATTTAATGGCAGATTTGGGGCTGTATCACCTGCTGAGGGTGACTACACACTGACACAGCTGAGTGATGTGATCATCACTACTGCTGCCAATGGGAACATCATCAAATACAATGGATCAAACTGGGTGAATGTACCAATGTACACAGGAACTATTGCACAGTATGTGGATGGCACTGGTGCATATCAAACATTCCCTACACTATTGTCATCTGATAGATTAGTGACTGAGGTGAGAAATACATCAGGTGCTACAATGACAAAAGGAACTGTAGTTTATTTGAATGGATCTAGTGGTACATTGCCAACAATAGCAAAGGCAAAGGCTGATGCAGAATCTACATCTACAGGTACATACGGAGTGGTGCAAAATGATATTGCAAACAATGCCAATGGATATGTGGTAGTGATAGGTAATTTGACAGGCATTGACACATCAGCATATTCAGCTGGTGCTATTTTATGGCTATCACCTACAACAGCAGGCGGATTCACTACTACTAAGCCAGTAGCACCAAACAATGCAGTGTATGTGGGGATAGTGACTAGATCAAACAATACACAGGGGACTATTGAGGTAAAAATACAAAACGGATATGAACTAGAGGAATTGCACAATGTGCTGATCACATCTGCTGCAAACAATGATGGACTATTTTGGGAAAGTTCTACATCTTTATGGAAAAATAAAAGCATTTCAACTGTACTAGGTTATACACCAGCGAATGCTAGTTCTGTAGTGCCAAATACTAGAACATTAACAATAAACGGAACTGCCTATGATTTGAGTGCAGACAGAACATGGACAATACCTACACATGATGCAGTGACTATAGGCACAGCAAATGGATTGAGTTTGTCAGGCCAGGCTTTGTCATTAGCATTAGCTAGCACTAGTGCAACTGGTGCATTGAGCAGCACAGACTGGAATACATTTAATGGCAAACAAAACGCGATTACCTTAACTACAACAGGAACAAGTGGTGCGGCTACTTTAGTTGGTTCAACTTTAAATATCCCTAACTATACTACGGACTTAAGCGGATATGTTCCATATACAGGTGCGACTAACAACGTTAATTTAGGAGAAAATGATTTGTTTTCAAGGAATATTACCAATAAGCAAATTATAAAAATAGATGGTTATGTAAGCGGTTCAAGTACTTTGGCAGGTGCTTTAGGAATTAAAACTTCATCAGCAGGGTTTACTTATGGCGGAACAGGTTACATTTCAATTACAAGTAACGATACAAATGCTTTGACTGTTGTAAACGAAAGCGGTGTATGGTCTAAAATATCTTTTAATTCAATAAGTTCAAATAGAACATTTACATTTCCTAATGCTTCTGGAACTATTGCTTTAACAAGCGATATACCTACTGTTGCAGGTGTTTATTTGCCTTTAGCAGGAGGTACTTTAACAGGTGCATTAAGCGGAACAAGAGCAAGTTTTTCACAATCAACATCAGTATCAAGTGTTTATGGTTATAATGGTTTTACAGGTGGAACAGGAATAGAAGGGGGTGCAGGTAATGGCGAAGCAGGGTATTTTTCAAACAATTCAACTACTTACCCTGTAATAGAATTAGTTTCTTTGAGTGCAACTAAATTCATTAGAGCAATCAATAGTTCTGCAGCAGAGGTATTTAATATTAGTTCAACAGGTGGTGGATATTTTGCAGGTAGTGTAGGAATTGGAACGACAAGTCCAAGTTATAAATTATCGGTTGTTGGTCCAAATGGCGGTACTGCAATTTCTTGGACTGATAATATAAATAACACAGGGTATTTAAGTATTAGGGGTACTGCTGCTGCAATTGGTGCTGACAATAATTTACTTTTTGAAACTGCTGCTACCGAACGTATGCGTATTACAAGCGGTGGTACTTTATTATTAGGTAGAACTACATTACCTAATACAAACTATAAATTTATCGCAAACGTAGGCAGTGATTTAAATATCGCTTTTGGTGTTCAAGGTGGTGAGTCATCAATAGAATCTTTTAATGATGCAATCAATCAAAGTAAGGCTTTGAGGATTTACGGATACCCTTTATATTTACCGGTTCAAGCCGGCGATACAACAGGTTCTGGTGCAAATATGTATATAGACGGAACAACAGGAAGAATATATCGTTCAACTTCATCTTTAAAGTATAAAAATAATGTAGAAAATTATACTAAAGGATTGGCAGAAGTTATGCAAATGCGACCTGTTACTTATAATAGCAAAAATGAAAATGAAACGCAAACTTTTGCAGGTTTTATTGCAGAGGAAATTCACGATTTAGGATTGGCGGAATTTGTACAATATGCAGAAGATGAAACGCCTGATGCTTTATCTTATGGTAATATGGTTTCTTTATTAGTTAAAGCAATTCAAGAACAACAAGCACAAATAGAAGATATAAAAGCTAGATTAAACTAACAAACCAGGTGTGTCAAGTGGCACACCACAAAACAATACGGAATGACCAAAGCAATTAGTGCAGTAAGCACCTGGAATAATGGTGCAGCAGTTTCAGCTACAAAGCTGTATTTGAAATGTATCAATGATGACCTGGACACAGAGTCAGTCTACTACTATGAGATCAGGACATCAGCAGATCTGCCAGTGGCAAACGGAAACCTGACCATGTCAGGGACTGACTACACATCCAGGACAGACAATGACTACACCTGGGACTGGGCAGCAGATGAATTGGGACTGACACTGACCTAGTAAAAAATGGCTGAAAAGCTATATATAAAAAACACAAAAGCATGAAATTAAAACTACATGAAGTGGTAGCACTTCACTATGAATTGAACGGAATCACAAAGCAAGGGCAGGATGGATCTAGTGAAATCATCAGTCAAGGTTTGTTGAAACAAAAGACAAACATGAAAACTAAGCTGTACCTACAGAGATTGAATGCTGTAGTAGCAGATGAGTTCAAACTGTATTCTGAGGCTGAACAGGAACTATTCAAAAAGTATGGTGAGGAAAAGGATGGCATGATCACTGTAGCAAAAGAAAAGTGGGCTGAGTTAGTAAAGGAGAAAGAGGACTTATTGACAGCTGAGAAAGACATAGATGTAGTGAATTTATGGTCAGGTGCAATGACCATTGACACTGTAGCTGAGATTGAAACAGATGAAGTCTACCCAGTTTTTTTAAAATTGATAGATAGTAAATAGATGACAAATATTGCAGTTTTTTTAGCAGGCCAGGCCATAGCCATCATCATTGGATTGATAGGCATATATGTAAAAGTAAGTTTGAAACTTAAAGAACTTGAGGTCAGAGTGAGTATGGTAGAAAAGAATGAGGACAGCATAGCTAAAAAGCTGGACAATATCATAGAGACTATCAATAAGCTGGCAATATCAATGCAAAACAAACAAGACAGAGAATAATGAGACTGATCATCCTAGCTGTGTTATTGTCTAGCTGCTCAATGATGCACAAAGCATCCAGCAAGCAAATGAAAGACAGCACAGCTGTGATCACAGACAATACCAGGCAATATGTCAAAACTGACAGCATTGCCACATCTACAAACAAAGAGATAGAAACAGCAGACCTAGTGGTAGTACTAAAAGATACAGCCACTGGGTTTGTAGTTTTATCAGGTGATAGTTTCACCATCCCTGCAAAGGCCATCAAAGAGATCAGACAAAAAAGGCAAAAGCAAAAGCAATCAGATCAATCTACACAGGTCATCAAAGACCAGGCAATCATCACAGACACCAGGCAAAAGGTCACAGTCAAACAGAAAGATGTGACAAAAGACAAGCATGTCACTAGACTTTCATGGTGGTGGATTTTGGTGATAATAGGATCAGTTCTGCTATATATAAGCAGAAAAAAGATCTATGCAATTTATAAAGCATTTACTATCTAATGATGGGCTAGTCAGCAGCAAAAGGTTTGCTGGCATTGCTGCATTTGTGAATGCTATTGTACTGGGCTATCTGCCCAATTCAAAACAGTATGTATTTGAGGGATTTCTGTGGTATTCTGCTGCTGTGTTTGGAGTGACTGCATTTGAAAAATTTACCAAAAATGAAAGATCAAAAGACACTAGAGAGGATTCAGCTACTGCATCCCAAACTGAGGGATGAGGCACTAGAACTGTATGATGAGATAGTAGCAGCATTGACAGGATCAGCAGCATGCAGGTTTTCGTACACACTGAGGACATTTGCAGAGCAGGATGCACTTTATGCCCAGGGCAGATCAAAGCCTGGCAAAGTGGTCACAAATGCCAAAGGGGGGCAGTCATATCACAATTACGGACTAGCCATTGATATTGTGTTACTAGCGGACAAAGATCACAATGGATCATTTGAGAGTGCAGTATGGGACACCAGGACAGATTTTGATGGTGATAAAAAGGCAGACTGGATGGAGGTAGTACAGATATTTAAGAGATACGGATTTGAGTGGGGCGGTGAGTGGAAATTCAAAGATGATCCACATTTTCAAAAATCATTCGGAAAATCTATATATGAACTGAGAGCATTGCACACAGCTGGGAAAGTAGACAAAAACGGCTTTGTGTTAATTTAAAAATGGGTGACTAAACTACTGAAAGCAAAACTTTGAAAAACAATAGACCTAGACTATCAGAAAAAGAGTACAACTGGTGGCAGTTAAAAAAATTGACTGACAAAAAAATCTATTCTGTACTGCTCAAATCAGATGAGCATGGCTGGCTGACTGACCTAAATGTGCAGAGGTGTATCAATAGAGTGCTGCAATGTAATCACTTTGATGAGGTGGCACTACTAGGTGATCTGATGGATCTGCCCTATATTTCTAGGCATGAGAAAAAACTATTTGATGATGGCATACTGGCTGGCTACAGTGAGATCAAAGAGGTAGAATATACAAAGGAACAGATCCTGCATCCATTGAGGCTGTCTACTGATGCAAAGATCAGATTCATACCAGGCAATCATGATGAGAGGATCACAAAGCCCCACATGAATAGTAAAAGCCAGCTGGCTAGGCTTGCTGTCTTATTCAAAGAGTACAAATCTACAGAAATACAAAAGATCCTTTCATTTGATGACTATGGCATTGAATGGGATGGCAAAGACTATATAAACTGGTTTGACATCTTTACTGGTGTGCATGGTCTATCACTGTCTAAAAATGCAGGTGAGAAAAACATCTATGAATACATGGGTAGTGGTGCATCAGGACACAGCCATAGATTAAACTACAAACCGATCACAAATAGAAACAATCCCTATGTGTGGCTAGAAGTGGGATGTGGCAGGGTGAGGACTGAGGTAGAGTATTTCCCTACAGGTAAAATCCCTGACTGGCAGCATGGGTTTGCTACTATTCACTTTTACACAATAGACAAAGAAATATTCTTTTTTGCTCAGACACATCAGATCATTGATGGCAAATGCCTGTACAATGGTGTAGTGTATGATGGTACAAAAATACTATAAGCTATGTATATCACAAATCATAAAATCAATAAAGCTGACACAGCAAAAGCAAGTGAGATACAGGTAGGAGGTGGACACTATGCCAGTTTGAAAATACAGCCCACAGAGTTCATACATGCGAATGGTGTGCCATTCATTGAGGGCAATGTGATCAAGTATGTGATGAGACATAGACAAAAAAATGGAATTGAGGATCTGAAAAAAGCTAGACACTACATTGACCTATTGATTGAATTTGAGTATGGAAAAGAAAGTGAACGAGATGACATTGGATGAGCAGGAATCCTGGCTGGTTAAAAAACTACAGGAATACTATGCAAAGCAGGATGACATCAAAAGACTACTGGCTACTGTGAGAGGTGGTCAGCGAATAAAAATAAACGAATGATAGACTTTGTGCAGCATGTTAAAAACACATGCAAAACTTTTGATGTAAAATGTGAACTGAGAAACACAAAGTATCTAAAACTAGATGCAAAAAATAGATGTGCAGGGTACTTTGATGACACAGTGCCTGTACTTGCATGTGCTATGAATAGACCTGATGCACTAGAGATCCTGGTGCATGAGTTTGCACATTTCACCCAATGGGGTGAGCAGTGTGAGGCATGGACAAATGCATTTGACAATAAAGCCTATGATCGTTTTGGGGCAATGCTAGAGGGCAAAAAAGTCAGGAATCTGCAATACTATCTAGGACTGTGCAGGGATCTAGAACTTGACAATGAGATCAGATCTGTCAATCTGATCAAAAAATTCAAACTACCAATAGACAAAAAGCAATACATAAAAAAGGCAAACACCTACATCTATTTTTATAACTGGATGGTGATCAGCAAAAGATGGTGTAAATCTAGCAATAGCCCCTATAAGAATCAAAGGCTGATGGAGGTGATGCCTGATCATTTTGATAATGACTACACCATTTTGCCTAAACATATAGAGCAGATCTATAGAGAGGAAAATATTTAAACTTTGTTTTTCATAGTGTGATAGGCCTGGCATTTCTATGCTGGGCTATTTTTATTTAAAATATTTGGATAGTAAATGATTGTTTACTATATTTGCCATCTAAAACACACAAACATGAAAAAACAAACAAACTATGGCATCCAGGCCATCATCATTTTGATCACTGCATTTTCAGTATTAGCTATCTTACAAGATCCATTTTGCAAATAATGGACTACACTATTGAAAATGGGTGTAAGGTATTCACAGGTGAGTACCTTAAAAACAGAGGCACATGCTGTAAAAACGGCTGTAAGAACTGCCCATACAAGACATGCAACAAATGTGGAGAGACAAAGCTGAAAGATGATTTCTACAAAAGGTGGGATTCTATTGATGGCCACTATCATCAGTGCAAGTACTGCATTAAGATGCTACACATTAAGATCAAACAGAGAAAAGCAATGTATAATTTTTTTTTAAACAAACACATGACAAAAGAGGAATTTTTCAGGGTAGTGCCTGCCAAACAGTTTTTCACAAAATACTGCACAGGGATCACAAACTACTACCACAAACTGAGAGGGTATGATGGGAACAAAAAACAGATTGATTTCACAGATCAGGAAAAAAAGTACATGACTAAATGTGCAGCCAAACTAGGCAAAGACCTGGCAAATGTCAAATTCTAGTTTAAAAATAATTTTGAAAAAAAGTGATAATTATTTTGGTAGTATAAAATCTTTTACTAATTTAGTATCACAAAACACAAAACACTATGAAAGTATTATTTAAAATCATTGACTTTAATGTAGACAGAGATGACAATGCATTGACTGTGGAATTGAACACACACAATACATGTCACATTCAGCTAGATCAATTTGAGGCATGGCTGGAAAGGACTGATAGACTTGACTGGGTAAATGACTGGGCTGATCATGATGGTGATCATTGCCAGGTGTCAGGGAAATATTCTATCACTGAGTACTGGGGGATTTATTTGGGATGTATTCACAAAGACATCTATGACTACATTGTGATCAATTTTATTGATCCGATTAAAGGCATCAAAGATTCTATAACTAAAATAACAAATGAATATGCAGCAGGATAAAATGCCTACATGGTGTGATCTAGTACCACAGGAAAGACATCAGCTGCTGGGTGAGTTAGTAGATGCAATGATCTACAGCCCAGTAGCAGTAATGACAATTCAAAGTCTTTTAAAAGGCTTTAAGAGAAACGGATATGTAAGATCTACAATTCTACCAAATTCAAATATCACAAATGAAAACCAGTAAACAAATGACAAATCCAAACATTTACCAGGCTATCAATAGCATCATGCAGGACATTAGTGCTATAGGTAAAAACAAAAAGAACAGCCAGCAGGGCTATTCATTCAGGGGCATTGATGACATGTACAATGCATTGCAGCCAATGTTCAAAGAACACAATGTATTCATTACTAGCAATGTGCTAGAATCTAAAAGAGAGGAAAGACAAACAGCTAAGGGAGGCACACTGATTTATACCATTGCTAAATGTCAGTTCAAGTTCTATACTATTGATGGATCATTCATTGAATCTATCATTGAGGGAGAGGCAATGGATTCAGGTGACAAGTCTACAAACAAGGCAATGTCTACTGCATTGAAATATGCTTTGATGCAAATGTTTCTGATCCCTACAGAGGAAAAACTAGATACTGAATATCACAGCCATGAGGTAGTAGCAAAGACAGTGAAACAGCCTGATCCAGTATTGAATGAAATTGATTTAATGGCCAGGAAAGTCTACACTACTGCTGATGACATATTGATAGTGCTGGATAGCTGTGAGACCATTGGACAGCTTAATACACTATATCACATGAATAGTAAGCTAGTAGAGGAATCAAATATCAAATCACAATTCACAATAAAGAAAGATGCAATCAGAAAAACTATCTAAACTAGATGACATAAAAGTGGGTGAAATATCACCCACTAAATTTGGCCTGGATCTAATGGCTGAGGCTATAGCAGAACAGGTGCAGAATGGCAATTTAAACGCATTAGACACAGCCATCAGGCTGAATGCTATGGAACAGCTGACAAAGATGATCAAAGATAAAATCAGCAAGGATGTAATGAATGAACTGTACAAACATCCAAAGCAAAAAGCAGAGATCAATGGTGTGCAGGTATCAGAATTTAGTAGTGTGAAATATGACTACAGCCATCTACCTGGATGGTCAGAACTGGATCAGCAGATAGCAGAACTGACTGAGAAAAGAAAGGCCATTGAGGATCATGAGAAAACATATCACAAAGGTGATTTGCCTATCAAATCAAGTACAGTGACATTCAAAATTCAAATACCAAAATAACATGGCAAAATCATTTAAAACACCTGGTCAAAAAATCAGGGAGTATATAGAACAAAATGAAATATTTACAGGTAATGACTGGCAGCCATTTTTTGATCAGATTGACACTGAATTTAGAACATCAATTATATCAGCTGCTAAGTATGGCAGTGGTGATCCTGACAAGTACTATTTCATGAATTATATTGATAACGATTAAAATCCAATAACATGGCAAATCAAGATGAGAAAATCCGCTTAGGTAGTGGAAAGAAAAAAAGTGAATCATGGTTTAAAACATCTTTGTGCATAGATGATGCATTAGATCATGCATTTGAGTATAATGGGAAAAGGTATGTAAAAGTAGACATCAATGTCTATTCTGAGCCTGATAAGTTCGGCAAAGATGTAAAGGTGACACTGGACACATACAAGCCTGATCAAACAAAATCAGCAAATGCACCAGTCAAAAAATCTGCACCTGTAGTAGATGCTGAAATCATTGATGGTGATCTACCATTTTAATTTTAAATAGCCCAGTCTAAATGGCTGGGCTTTAATGATTTGCAATGTTTGGAAATAGGAAATATAATATAAAGGATGTAGATACAAAAGGATGGATCTATCTGTACAAAAATGACAAATTGATCAGGGATAGACCATTTTGTTCTAGAAAATTACGGAGAAAATTTTTGAATGAATTTATGAAAGTATGTAAGACAGGAACACCTGATTGCTACTACATTGACATAAAACTTGACATGTAAATATGTACGACTATAATACAAGCCTGCCAGCATATAATGAGGCAAAGCAAAACATAAACAATAAACAGCAGGATGTCCTGGATGCTATTGAAAAACTAGGTGTGTGCTGTGATCATCAGATTGCTGAATACCTGGGCTGGCCTATCAATAGGGTGACACCTAGGAGGGGTGAAATGGTAGATGCAGGAAAGATACATATTGCATTCAGGGGCAAAGATTTTGAGACAGGTAGGACAGTAAATTTTTGGAAAATATCAAATTTTATTTTGTAGTTTCAATTTATTTGAACATATTTGAAAAACGATTCATGCAGTAGTGGATGACTGGATGAGTTTATTGGTTTGTAATAACCTGCCCCTTTGCGATCCACAGCACTGGGGCATTTTTTTTAAACTATGGGTAAAAGATTTACTGATACAGAGAAATGGAAAAAGCCATTTATAAGGGGCTTACAAGCCCCATACAAACTACTATGGCTGTACATCTGTGATGACTGTGATCATGCAGGAATTTGGCAGGTAGACATTGAAGTGGCACAAATTAGAGTGGGGGAAAAACTAGATGAAAAAAAAGCACTACAATTTTTTGGTGATAAGGTTATCCCTATTGATGGTGGGACAAAATGGTTTATACCAGCTTTCATAGAGTTTCAATATCCATCAGGCCTGAGTGAAAATAACAAGGCACACACTGGAATCATAAAAATTTTAGAAAAATATCAAAACCAAATAAATGACTTTAAGCCCCTTGGAAGCCCCTTGCAAGGGGACAAGGATATGGATATGGATAAGGATAAGGAAATGGATAAGGTAATGGATAAGGAAAGGAAACCAAAAAAAACAGATCATCTATTTTCAGAATCACCATTTTTTGAATTAGAAACTTTTAAAAACCAGTTCATAGGTACACAGTATGAGGGTGCGAATTTTAACTACTACCATGAGGTAATCAATAACTGGTCAGCATCAAACGGAAACAAAAAAAAGGACTGGATTGCTACAGCTAAAAACTGGATGGCATCAGACATGACAAAAGGAAAATTCATTGATAACAAATTCAAACCAAATACAAATGGAAATTCAAAAACATACCAAACAAGAACTAGCCATATCACAGACGAGCAGCTTAACCAGGCAATTTTTAAACGCAGTCATGGTGGGTAGTACTGGGAAAGTACACAATGAACTATGCAGATACAAAGACAAAGGGAATCCAATGCCATTGGCTATCATTGAGAATATACCTGTAAGCAGTAGACTACCAGCCCTGGCAGCAAACTATGGCACAGATAAGATTGCAGCTGTAGTGGCAAAGGCTATCACAAAGGCATTGTCAAATTTCAATCTTAGGGTAGGTATGAATGCAGACCAGGTGCTAGAGTTAGCCTATGCACTGATTGATTCATCTGCTGAGGATCAGCTAGCATTTGAGGACATCATGCTTTTTCTAGATGGGATGACCAGGTTTAAATATGGGAAAGTCTATGATCGTATGGATATGCCTACATTTTTTGAGATGCTAGAAGTATACAGAGAACAAAGACACCAGGAATTTATCAGCAAAAGAGATGAGAATCATTCACAATTCAAAGCAATGGGTGATTCAAATAGGATGTTACTAGACACAGAAAAAGAGGCATTCAGAGATGCCATGAAAAACTACATGCAAACAAATGCAAAAAATAATCAGTAAAATATTTTTTACTATCAAAAATTTAATTGTACATTTGGAATATGAAAGATTTGACAGTTTCACAAATTACAGCAGAGGCAATCAAAATACTGGATTCTAGATTCTGTTTTGTATGGAGGCAAAATAATCTAGCAGTAAAAGGCAGGACATTTAATGGACTAAAAGGTGTACCTGACATCATAGGGTACAATAAATTTACTGGTGTCAGTGTTTATTGTGAGGTGAAAACTATCAATGATAAAATGAGCCAGTATCAAATAGATTTTATGAATAAGGCAAAAACATCAGGATGCCACTGCCTGATAGCTACTGATCAAAATGGTCAGGTAGTTTTAAAAGAGTGGACAAACTACTAACCTATGAACAAAGAGCAAATCATCACACAAATGTACCTGGACAAAGACATCAGCCAGGCAATCAGCAAAATGCAGCCAGTAGAATTGCAGGATGATCTAAGACAGGAAATTTTTCTAGTGCTATGTGAGATGAATGATGAACGATTGTGTGGGATGTGGACTAGTGGGTATTTGAAATATTTTGTAGTGAGGACAATGCTGAACATGGCAAAGAGTGACAGGTCTACTTTTTTCAATCAATTCAAAAAATCATTTACTGAATATTGTGATAACTATGAGAAAGCTGATGACAGCAATGGCATAGATGATGAGATGGATTCTAAGGTGAAAAAATCAATGGGTGAGTTACACTGGTACGAAAAAAATGTATTTGAACTATATGCTGACAATGGTAGGAATATTTTGAAATTGAGCAGAGATACGAAAATACCATATAGATCCCTATTTAAAACTGTAACTAAGGTTAAAAAGAAACTTTCAAAAGCAGTGAGAAAAGAGGACACCCAACAAAAAAAGCTGATAGGCAATTTCATTCATGCAGGCCTGGATGTAGTGATTGACATAAACAAAGAGACTGACATGGATGCACTACTTGACATCATGGATGAAGTGAATGAGTACATCAGAGAAAAAATTGAGGGTAGATCAAAGGATGATGTTTGCATCAAATCTATTGGAGGACTAAGAATCAAAACTGTAATATGATAATTTTAAACATTCTAGCATCAGCACTATTCAGTTTCTATTTCATAGAGATGGGTAGATTTCACAAAAAATGGAAACTAGATTTCAGGCCATTCAACTGCCTGGTATGTCTACCTGCATGGGTAGCATTAGCACTGTACCTATTGCCAAACTATGTCACTGATGTGATTATAGTGATGATGGGTGCTGCAATCCTTTCCGTATTACTTAAAACATTAATGAACAAGGCTTATGAAACAGGAACACATTGATTTTATTGAAAAGAACAAAATCAATTTTGACACAGTAAAACTAGGGTACACTAGAAACATACCTATCCAGGATTTACAAATGTATGAGCATATCTATCATTTGTATTTGAATCCTAGCTATGTATTGACATACTGGTGTGGTGATTGTGTATTTGACATGCTAAAACGATTGATGTACTACTATGAGGGATTGCCAAAAGCAGAGCCTGTAGTAGAAGATAATCGCATTGAGTGGTATGAAACACCTGTACAAGTTAGACTTAATGTACAAGAAGATCCAAAACCAAAAGCAAAACCGAAAGCAAAAAAGAAATAAAAATATTGTCACCCTGGGATCTATTTTTTAAAAATTAAACATTAATAATAAAATAGTAATTCGGGGGAAACCTGGGGTGACATTTTTAAACTACCACTATGAAAGCACTACAATTTTTACACTTTATTTTTATCTGTGTGCCACTGGCCTGCATGCTATATGTCACAGCTATCACATTGCAAAAAATTTTCAGCTTAATTAAGAAATGAGACTACTAGTAATCACCCAGCAAAACAGTGGGGTAGGCTATCACAGACTGATGCTACCTATCTACTACATGGCAAAAGATTATGCCTATTTCACAGATACTATAAATGATGAGGTACTATCAGAAAAGTTTGATCTAGTAGTAGTCAATAGGTACATACCCAGCTGCCACATATCTAATTTGATAGCATACAGGGAAAAGTATGGATTTAAACTAATAGTAGACATTGATGACTACTGGCATCTAGATCCATGGCATATCCTTTATGGTCAGTATGAGGCACAGCCTATCATAGATCACATAAAAGCAGCTGATCTAGTGACATGTACAAATATGAAATTAAGAGGTGAAATCAGCAAAATAAATGAGAATGTACATGTGATTCCAAATGCATTGCCATTTGGCAAAGATCAGTTCACAGATGTACATGTACCAGGTGAAAATGTCAGGGTAGTCTACACAGGATCTATCACACATCAAAAGGATGTGGCATTGCTAGGCAATCCATTCAAAAAGATTTTATCTGACAAAGTACTAGTCAATAAAATGCATTTTACATTGTGTGGATATGATCCAGCAAATGAATACAGCAAAATGATATGGCATAGAATGATTCATGATTTTACATGTGGTCTGAAAATGCCAGGTGCAGTCAAAAAAGCATTGCCTATCATGGAATACATGAATTTCTATAATGAGGCTGACATTTCAGTAGTGCCACTGGTATCTAGCAAGTTCAATGGCATGAAATCAAACCTGAAAGTATTAGAGGCTGCCACTAAAAAGATCCCTGTCATTGTCAGCAATGTAGATCCATACAAAGGCTGTCCCTATGCAGTCAAGGTAGAGAATCAAACTGACTGGTATAAAAACCTAAAAAAACTAGCAAATGATGCTATTTATAGGGAAGAGATGGGTGAGGCAAACTATGAGTGGTGCAGCACTTATTTCCATTTGGATAAGATAAACGAACTGAGAGAGCAGCTGTACAGGTCATTGATATGAAAAAACACATAAAGGTCTACCTGGATCACTTTGACTATGATACAGATGACTACATACCATGTGAGGTCTGTGGCAGAAAGGCAGTAGACATTCACCATATCAAAGCCAGGGGGATGGGTGGATCAAATACAAAGGATGTGATTGAAAACCTACAGGCACTGTGCAGACAATGTCACCTGGACTATGGAGACAAAAAACAATGGATGGAATATTTAAAAACTAAGCATAAAGAGACACTAGATGGCAAAAGGTAGCAGCAATAGTACAAAGGTAAATTTCGGAAAACGAAAGCAGGGACATGCAAAAAAGAGTTTTAACAAACATTCACCTAGGCCAAAAGCCTACAGAGGTCAAGGCAGATGAGAGACATCAATAAACGAAAGCTGAACAAGCTGATAGCCATTTGGCAGATCCTGACACATAAGTGCTACTATGTAGCTACCTGCAAAACAGGAATGAACAATGACACCATGAATCAGGTCAGCTTTATGACTAAGGGAATGGCTAACACCATAGCCCACAATTTGACTGACATCATAGTACAGGATGAGATGCAGGACAATGCAGTGAATGAAGCCATGAATATATTAAACGGAATCAAATAAACTACCTATGACACCAAAAGAAAAAGCAGCAGTACTAGTGAATCAAATGTATGAGGTATTCAATATGGATAAATATCCTGATGTTTTAATTGATGAAACTGACAATGAATTGAATGACAAGCTATGGGACAAGAACAGAGAACTATTTGAATCAATCTATAAAAAGTTTGCCAAACAGTCTGCATTGATAGCAGTAGATGAATTAATCTATTTTGGAGATACTGAACTTTTATCATCATTAATATTTGATGGAAATCAATATTGTGATAGAGATTTTTTTATAGATGTTAAAAAAGAAATAGAGGCACTATGATAATACTACCAGCACAAATTGAAAGCATAGCATCACGAAAGGATAAGACTGTCAGGATCACACTAGGCACACAGGAACTATCACCTGCACAGGCTGCTGAGATCTTTCAGATGAATCAAAAGTTTTGCTATACAGCCATCAAAGAGGAACTATTCACTACCACAGAGGCAGATGAGATCAATGCATTGAAAACTGACCTTGACACAGAAAAGACACCCAGCCAAAGACTGAGGGGCATCCTTTATGTGAACTATCAGCAAAAGGCTGAGGGCTACAAAGACTTTGCCACATACTACCAGGCAAAGATGGAAAAAATATGTGACCACTTTAAAAGCAAACTAGACTGATATGACATTCATACATAGAACTGCAATAATAGGAGACAATGTACAAATAGGTGATAATGTGTACATAGGTGCATACTGCATCATAGGATCTGCACCTGAGTGGAAAGGCAAAGAGAAAGAGGACAAAGGTGTGATCATTCACAATGGGGCTAGATTGACAGGACTGGTGACAGTAGATTCAGGGGCAGAAAAGCCTACAGTGATAGGTGAGAACTGCTACCTGATGAAACACAGCCATGTAGGTCATGATGCCACATTAGAGGATGGTGTCACTTTAAGCTGTGGGGCAAAAGTGGGTGGACATTCTATCATAGGCAAAGGGACAAACATAGGACTGAATGCAGTGATCCATCAGAAACTGAATGTGCCAGGTGGGTGCATGATAGGTGCATCAGCATTCATAGGAAAGAAAACAGAATTGAAACCAAATGCAAAGTATGCAGGTGTGCCTGCCAAATATATAGGAGAAAACATCAGATGAGAGTAGCAGTCATATTTTTAAATTATCAGAGGCATGATCATACATCCAGGACACTGGAAAGCATCCACAATGCAGGGCATCCATTTGACCTGTTCACTATTGACAGGAAAGGCATTGCAGCTGCCATCAATGAGGGGCTAGATAAGGCATGGGACTATGATGCAATAGTCACAGCAGCAAATGACATAGTAATGCCTGACAACTGGCTTAAAACAATGATAGGCTATATCCAGGCAATACCAAACACAGGTATGTGTGGAATCCACTGTGTAGAGGGTGCAGGTACACCTGAAAATATCAATGGTGTGCTAGTCAATAGATCATTCACAGCATTTGGCAATGTGATCATACCTGCCACAGCATTCAGAGAGGTGGGCTACTTTGCAGAGGAATACGATCCATACGGAATGCAGGATTCTGACTATTCATATAGACTTAACAAACTAGGCTTTGTCAATTACTACATCCCTAGCATCACCAGCAATCACATAGGCCATGATGTAGGTCAGCAAACTGACTACAGAAAGATGAAAGATGAGGGGCTTAACAAAGCACAGGATGTATGGAATAAATTGACAGCCTGGTATGATTCAACTAATAACTACAAAAGATTGAAAAGATGATACCTATAGTGATACCAATTTTGTGCCACAATGATGAGACTATTGTGCTGAGAGACTTAGATGTAAAAACTACCTACACTAGATTGACTGAGGTAGATTTCATGTTTTTCACCATAGACTTTGCATGTAGGTATGAACAGGATGGGAAAGAGTACACAGAGATAGTATCAGGTGAGGATTCATTTGTGAGCAGTCTATCATTCAAACAATTTCAGGACATAGTGTATAAAACAAATATTTATGGCAAAGGCAGCAGCAACTAAGAAAAAAGCTGCATCTAAAAAGGCAGCAGAAAAGAAACCAGTGGGGAGACCTAAAAACATAGAGACACCTGAGATCATGTGGCAGCTATTCCAGCAATATGCAAAAGAGACAAAGAGCAAACCATTAATAGTGAAAGACTGGGTGGGTGGCATAGCAAAAGAGGTCTACAGAGAAAAGGAAAGGCCATTAACATTGGAGGGCTTTGAAATCTTTGTGATGGACAAACTAGACATGTCAGATCTAGATCAGTATTTTGCAAATAGAGAGGGCAGGTACACAAATTTTGTGTCTGTCTGTTCACGCATAAGGAAAAACATCAGAGAGGATCAGATAGCAGGCGGCATGGCAGGGATATACAATCCATCCATCACACAGCGGTTGAATGGTCTGACTGAAAAGATCCAGGAAGATGGTAACAAAGAGGTGACCATCAAAGTGAAGTACGAAAAGAAAGAAACACCAAAAGACTAGCTGATGGGTGATTAAGATCAGCTGAATAGATAACAAAAGCACATTTTAAAAAACATACCTATGAAATGGAAACACAAAGTAACTGGATGGACTGCACAGACAGCATATTATGAAATGCCAAAATCATCAATTACATGTACAATGATAAAAGATGATAAGCAGGTAAATTTTCATATACCACACGAATTGATTGATGCTGATGATAACTGGATACCACAGCCTGATGAAAGATGGCTATATAAGCAAATGACTGCTATGGAGTTTATGGATGCATTTGCAATGACTACTGATCCATCAGGACAATCACATGATGCATTTGTTGTAAAATCTTTAATTGATAAAAACTATAATATCACAAACGAATAGTGGAAAAGACAGTCAGACTAAATGAATTGCATGTAAACCAGCAAAAGGTAGTAGATGGCCATAAAAGGTTTTCTGTGCTATCATGTGGTAGAAGATGGGGCAAATCAGCCCTGGCTATCAATCTACTATCTGAGACTGCCATAGATGGCAAACTAGCTGGGTATTTCACACCTACATACAAACTACTTGATGGGACATTCAATGAGTGCCTGCATGCATTAGAGCCTATCATATCCAGGAAAAATGATCATCAATTCATTGAACTGATCACAGGTGGCAAAATAGAGTTTTGGAGTTTAGAGAATGAACTGGCAGGTAGATCTAGGAGGTATCACAGAAACATCATAGATGAAGCGGCATTCGTCAAAAACCTATGGCACAGATGGACTGAATCAATCAGACCTACACTGACAGACTTTAAAGGGGATGCATTCTTTCTGTCTACACCTAAGGGCAAAAATGACTTTCATAGAATATGGCAGAGAGGCAAATCAGGTGACAAAGGATGGACTAGCTGGCAGATGTCCACCTATGACAATCCCTACATAGATCCTAGTGAGATTGATGAGGCTAGATCAGATCTGCCTGAGTTAGCATTCAGCCAGGAATACATGGCAGAGTTCAATGAGAATGTGGCAAATCCGTTTGGTGCTATGTTTATCCAGCAGTGTACCTATCCAATGAGCAATGAGCCAGCGGTATGCTATGGCATTGACCTGGCAAAGTCTTTTGACTACACAGTGATCATAGGCCTAGATAACAATGGCACAGTGTGTCACTTTGATCGTTTCCAGGAAGATTGGAGGTCTACTAAGCAGAGGATCATGAATCTGCCCAGGTCACCTATCCTGATGGATAGCACTGGTGTGGGTGATCCTATCTTTGAGGATCTACAGGCACAGGGACTAGATGTGACAGGGTTTAAATTCAGCAGCACATCTAAGCAGCAGCTGATGACAGGACTGCAAACAGCAATACAGCAAAGAAAGATTGCATTTCCTGAGGGTGCGATCACAGCTGAACTGAACATCTTTGAATATGAGTTCACACCAGGTGGTGTCAAATATTCTGCACCTAGTGGTTTTCATGATGACTGTGTGATGGCTTTGGCACTGGCATGGAATAACCATAATCAAAGGAGGGGCAGTGGTAGATACAGCTTTGCGTAAAGCTATAGCATTACTTGCCTAAACAAAAAGTCAATTTATTACTTTACTAAATAAGAAATATATTTCCAAAATCATAAAATACTGCATACAAAATCACTACAATTCAATCAAATTAGAAACATATTTCCAATTTTAAAATTCAGTATAAATACTGATAAATAGTAAAAGATATTGTACTATATTTGTGTTTCAACAAAACCAATAAACTATGAAAACATTTAAAGAGCTATTTGCTGGTACTGGAATAGAACCAACAACAAATGAAAATGGTGGTGTAGATTACAATTTTAATGCTACATTAAAAACAAACGCAGAAGCTTCTGACAAAGCTGTTCTATTAACACCAAAAGGTACATTAACAATAGGAGAGGAGTATTCAAGTCCTTCTATATCATTCTATAAAAATAATGAAGTTGAAGATGTTATTACTATTAAGTACACTAAGTTTATGTATAAGGGCGAAGAAGTAAAAGATTTGCAGACCATTTACGATATAATCAAATCATTAACAACAATAGAACTGCCAAGTGATTGGGATATAGATAAAGAAGCATTTAAAGTGCCATTTGATGGTAGTGATAACTTTTATGATAGAAGTTTTATCAAGGGTGCTAAATGGATGAAAGAACAAATACTTAACCAAAACAAATAACCTATGAACAAAGATAATATGGAAGATCAACTAATGCATACGCCAATAACAAGAGTAGAGGTGATTAACCACGCTAAAAATGATAAACCTATTGGTAGATTGTTAACGCTATATAAAGAGTTAGGCGATTTCCGTTCGGTTGAATTATCATTTCAAGATGGAGGCAAAACATTAAAAATATTTTTAGACTAACAAATAACCTATGGAAGAGAATACAAAAGATTTAAAAAATTTATGGGAAGTAGTTAATGCTTTATGCATTTTTAATAAAGGATGGAGTACTGATAATGAAAAAATATTATTTGATAATGCTTCTGAAATAATAACTAAAAGAGCAGATTATCTTCAATTATTAAACGATAAAAAACTTATAGAAGATAAAATGGAAAAATATTTTCCAAACCAAAACAAATAACCCATGAAAACAGCAATGCAAGAAGCAATAGAAATAATTGAAGAAAGGTTAAAAATATTATCTATTGTACAACAAACCGAATCAACTATGGGATCAATATCAGGGTATCAATACTCAAAATATCTATTGATGGATTTACTTGAAAAAGAAAAAAAGCAGATAAAAATACTGACTGATGCACTTGAAAGAATTAAAGATTGGGATGATGAAATGCATAGTGAATGGGATGATCAAGGAGAATTTGCAAGATTTACACTAAAAACTTATAACCAAAACAAATAACCCATGAACACACCATTACAAAACCTAAAGTATTATTTTAGAAATGATGAAACGATTACAAAAAGAGAATTAGAAAGAGCCATTGATGCATTATTTGATAATGAGAGATCATTTTTTATAGAGGCTTTTAATAAGGGAGTTGCATCTACAGGAGTAATATCTTTAGGGTTAAATAAAGGATTGGATTCTTACAATAGCCTATACAAAACAAACTAGTATAAGAATTAAACAAAACAATCAATTTGAAAGCCCAGCCCAAAAAGCTGGGTTTTTCTATTTATTGGTATGACATGGAAAGACATCAATGTATTTCAGTGGCAGCAATTAGCTGACCTACAAAACAATAAGGATGGAATATCAGATGAGGATCTGTCCATCAAGACTATTGCAATCATCACAAATCTGACTGAGCAGCAGATCAAAGAAATGGGTGAAAGAAAACTGTTTAGGATGGCCAGCAGGCTTAAATTCCTACAGAATAAGTTTGAGGTGACACATGTAGACTATATCCATACAAAGACTAGGAGGTACAGGTGTGTGTATGACATTAAAGGAATGCCTACAGCTAGATACATTGAATCAAAACACTTTGCAGCAAATTTTGATGATAACATCCACAGGATTGCAGCTAGTATGGTGATGCCACAAAAAAGAAACTGGTGGGGCAAATGGGTGGATGATAAGTACCAGGCAGAGAAACATGAGCAGTATGCAGATGATCTATTGACTGCACCTATCACTGAGGTCTTAGGATCTACGGTTTTTTTTTGTCATGCATACAGGAACTGGATAAGAGTTTCAAAGGGCTATTTGATATGGCAGATGATGATGACAGCGAAGATGAGCAGGTTGCAAGCAGAGATAGTGTATCAGGGTTTATGCAGCGTTTTGGATGGATTTATCAGGCCACAATCGTATCAGAGCATGAAAAAATCAGACTTGAACAAGTCTATGATATGATGACAATACAATTTTTAAATGACCTATCCTATTTGAAAGCAAAAGCAGAGTATGACAAAGAGCAGATAAAAAAATCGTATGGCCAAAAGCATTAAGCAAATACAGGATGAGATAGTGAATGATGGATTCCTGGACAATCTAGGGAATGATTCTACAGACTATGCAGAAATGGGTGAGTTCCCATCAGTAGAGCAGTTCATGATCAGATCTGCTGCTGCATTTGTGCTGCAAATAAAAGAGGTACTGAATAGGCAGGGGAAAGTATCTAGTGGAGGTTTAGAGGATGGCATATCAGATGGTGGGCTTAATAAGACAGGGAATGGCTATCAGATCAGCATAGGATGGGATGCATCAGATCCTGCATCAAAGTACTATGATTTTGTCAATAAGGGTGTCAAAGGTGTAGTGTCAGGCAATCCATCCAGCAGCCCCTATGCATTTAAAAATCTGAAAGTATCTAGGAATATGCAAAAAAGCATTTTACTATGGTACAGAAAAAGAGGCAATGCAGCTAGAAATGAAGATCAAAGAAAAAAGCTATCAGCTACACAAAGGAAAAATAGAAGTCTGAAAAGGAAAGTAGATGCAGCTACAAATCTGAAATCAATGGCCTATGCTACAGCTGTGAACATTAAAAAGAAAGGTATCAAAAGATCAGGATTCTTTGATGACACCATCAATAGTGTATTTGGACAAAGTTTTCTAGATGCACTATCTAAGGTAGTAGGCCAGGATGTGAGAATAGCAATCAGGCAAGCAAATAACAAATTAAACGAAAATAAGTAAGACATGGCAATAACAATCACCAGTACACCTGAGGCATATCCATCAGCACATGATGATCTGTACTTTGTGGCTACATCAGACAATGCTACACAGGCAGGTTTCAAATATGTGTTTGATGTGTACATCAGCAGCAATTTAGTAGCAAGGATCAAACTGTTTCCTGATCCTGGGACAGCTAAGGGAATATTCAATGCAGGTGGAATTGTGAGAGACTACCTGGCAGGATATTTCAAACCAAACACTACACAGACAGCATTTGCCTACACTGGCAATGATCTGTATACAGACTACCAGGTGAGATTTGGTGAGGACTATGGTGGCACTACCTACACAAACCTGGCTAGTGGTGACTATAAAGCATTCAATTTTGTGAATCCTGTTTTTAGGGATTTCAGCACATCCTATTTTCAGCCAAAGATCAGCAGCTGGCTGACAGGCAGAGATGTAGCAGCAGCTGAGGTGCAGATGGGTGAGAAACTGTACACAGGCTGGATGAATACAGCAGGCACTACTACAAATTTAACTTTGACAGTGCAAAAATATTTGAATGGTGGCGGTGCAAATGGATCACCATCTACAGGTGCATCTGTGACATGTAGTGCATTTGTACTATTTGATTTGTCACCTGCTGCATTGAATGCATATCTAGGCAGTGAATTTATCACAGCATCTACTTATCAGTATGGTGTAAAGGTGAACTATGGCGGCAATCAGTCTGCTGAGTTTAAAATCAGACTAGCATGTCAGCCTAGATGGACACCAGTATCACTGCATTTTCTTAATAGACTAGGCGGATATGATACCATGACATTCAGACTAGTGAATAGAAGATCTGCACAGGTAGAAAGAAAAAGCTACAATCAGATGGAGTGGCAGTATAATGCAGGCAGCATGACCAGGTATGATTCATTCAAAAGGATCAATGCAGGCAGCAATACATTTGCTGTGAATGAGACAGTAAGTTTCAAACTAATTAGTGACTATATTAATCAGACTGACTATTTATGGGCGAAGGATCTGATCACTAGCCCTGAGGTATACTATGAGCAAGGTGGGTACTACTATCCTGTTTCAATAGGGACAAATACCTGGGATGAGAAAATCAGAGCAGCAGATAAGATGTTCAACTTTGAGTTGAATGTGGAATTTGCACAAAAAATAAATAGTCAATACAGATGATAAGTACAGAGATATACATAGAGAATCAGCGGCTGGATCTGTCAAAGGATCTATCTGCTGAGTTCACATATAACATTGATGACATCAAAGACTTTGCATCTAGGAATACTAACTTTTCTAAAACGATAGTACTACCAGGAAATGCAGTGAACAATAAACTATTTGGTCACATCTTTGAGTTTGGATCATCAAACTTTTTTGATGAGAATCAGCCAAATGTGGGTTACAATTACAATGTATCAAAAGCAGCATCATGTGTGGTGTTCATTGACAAAGTACAGATTTTTAAAGGCATTCTGAGAATATTAGAAATTGTCATAGACAATGGCACAATAGAATACGAATGTGTAGTGTTTGGTGAATTGGGTGGATTCATTAATGAATTAGGAAACAAAAAGCTGGAAAATCTAGACTTTTCTGCCTATGATCATGACTGGACACTAGCAAACATCCAGGCATCCTGGGACACAGTGAATGGATCAGGCTACTACTACCCATTGATTGACTATGGAAAGGTGAGCAGCACAAACAAACATGACTGGGACATCAGAGCATACAGGCCTGCATTCTATGTCAGGGAATACCTAGATAAGATCATCACAAATTCAGGCTACACCTATGAAGCCCCATTTTTCAATAGTGCTGTATTTCGCAGGCTGATAGTTCCACACAATCAGAAACAGCTAGTGAAAACTACTAGTAATTTCAACAAGGCCTATGTCACTGAGCCTGAGGAAATACTATCAGACAGGACAATTTCATTTGATACAGTGACAGGATCAGGTTTGGTAGTGAGTGGATCAAATAGAACATTCACATACACAGGTGATACATCTATCACATTGAAAATGGAATATGAATTTAATGGTGATTCAACTAGTGGCATTTTCAGGATAGCTAGAAATGGATCTACAGTGTATCAATATGATTTTGAGGGTAGCATAGGCATAGGCGGTGTGTTTGAACTGCTAGTGAATAAAGATGATGCAATCAGTTTCAGATTCAGCAATACAGCACCTAATAGAGATGATCCGCCTGTAGTGGTGAATGATGGACAGGTTTTCTTTTATTCTGATTCATTTGTCACTACACCAGTGACAGTGAATGATTCACTAGTGATGGCTGATGTAATACCAAAGGGTGTATTTCAAAGAGACTTTTTTGCATCCATCATAAAGATGTTCAACATGTATGTAGTAGAGGACACATTCAGATCAAAGCATCTGATCATTAAGCCATACATTGAATACTATGATTTTGATGGTCAATCATTGCTAGCAGTGGATGATTTCAATAGTCTATTGCAGGTGAATCCTACAGACTTTCTATTGCTTACTGATGGCACAATACAATACCTAGACTGGTCATATAAGGTTGAAAGATCAAAGCCAATGAGATTGAAGCCTATGAGTGAATTGAATGGTAGATACTTTGAGTTCAAATACAAAGATGATGCAGACTGGTACAATGAGCAATATCAGAAAAAATACAGCCAGTCATACGGCACTAGATTAGAGGACAGTGGGTTTGATTTTGCAAAAGAAAAACAAACAGCTGAGGTCATTTTTTCAGCTACACCACTGGTGGGATATGAGGGAGAGGACAAAGTATTCAGCACAATATTCAAACTGAATAACAATGTAGAGGATGCCACTGATCATAATATCAGAATAATGCAGGCAAAGAAAGTGACAGGTGTGACTAGCTATGCAGTCAAAAATAATGGTACAACACTAGCTACTTTGACTACTTATGGATATGCTGGACACCTGGATGATCCTGATGCACCAAATGCGGATTTGAACTTTGGAGTGCCACAGCAGCTGTTTTTTGAATTGGCTACAGACTATCCAACAGCAAACCTGTTCAATGCATACTGGTCAGAATATGTGGCAGAGATAACAAACAAAGACAGTAAGCTATTAAGTGTATATGTCTACCTAAAAGCGAAAGACATATTCAATCTAGACTTTGCAAAGCTGATCTATATAGATGGGGCTTTATGGAGGCTGAATACTATCATAGACTACAATCCTACAGACATAGGAATCACAAAAGCAGAATTTTTAAAAGTAATTGAAACAACATACGAATAATGGCAAACGAAAAAGTAGGTGTAGACATTGAAGTCAATACTGGTGATTCTGACAAAAAGCTAGAGGAAACCAAAGAAAAGATTGATGACCTGGGTGATAGTGCAAAGAAATCTGCCAAAGATGCCAAAGGTGCAAGCGGTGCATTTGGATCATTAGGCAATGCATTGAAGTCACTGGGGATCATCACAGTGATTGCTAGTGCATTTAATTTTTTTAAAGAAACACTGAGTAAAAATCAGAAAGTAGCTGACAGTGTAGCTGCTGTGTTCAATACTATTTCAACTATCATCAGCAATCTGATTGACATTTTCATCAGTGTCACATCAGAGGTAGGCAAAAGCACAAACGGATTTGAGGCACTAGGAAAGGTGCTAGGCGGAATACTTACACTAGCCA